AATATTATATTTGACAAGATATTATTTTAAAATATTATGCAAATATCTTCACACCTTTCAATGTCTGCTCGTTCCAACCCTGGGGCGAGCAGCTATTTAGCCAATTTATATATCTCATCTAAGTGGACAAACTGTATTTTACCATTTACCAGTTGTTTATATTTGTGACCACAAGACAAACATTTAAAAACCCTGGAGTCTTTTTTTTCAGACAATCGTATGAACGGCACATAATTATTGCAACCATCACATACACCCAGTGTAATCTCAGCCAAATCGTCTTTACTTGATGTCACCCCAGCTGTCTCCTTTTTCAAAATCTACTTTGTTCGGGACCTGTAACTCAACCGCTTGCTCCATAATATCAATAATTTTTTCTGACTGTTTTGTCATGTCCGCAGCTGACCCTTGGATCAACTTGTTCAAAGCTTTGTACGTGAACGCGCGTTTAATCCCCGGTCCGTGCTCCCTGAGCGCATCGGTGTGAGGTAGTGGTTTCTTTATTCCAAAACCATGGGGCTCCCACATGTCGAAATGACATAACCTACCACCAATCGTGCGTATCTTACCGCTGTCGTCGGCGCGTCGCGCCACTGCTTCTGATAACATCTTAACAAACGGTGCTCGTTGGTGATAAGTTTTTAATAATTTTTCTGCATCGTCTTTCATGAGTCCTAGTTCAGCCATAAGTTTATTTTTGCCCATGCCATACATGATACCAAGATTAATTGTCTTTGCCTGTTTACGTTCGATGCCAGCCATGTCAGCAATCATCTGGTGAAAGTCTGCACTGCCATCGTTGTATGCGTCTACAATAGATCCTGTGCCCTCTAACTTCATCAGTGATGCAAAGTGCACCAGTATACGTGGTTCTTGTTGGCTGTAGTCAAAACAACCCCACATACATTTTTCTTCCGGTATAAATAAACTTCTAATCATCGGTCCGAGTTCCTTGTGTCGTGCAGGTATCTGTTGAAGATTAGGGTTTGCATAACTAAAACGACCTGTAACCGTGCCGCCTTGATCAGATCTAATCTGGTTTATCTCAGCGTGTATCCTGCCTTTGTGCTCGTGTTTGAGTATTGTATCAATAAATGTTGTGTTTGCTTTGTTAATCTCTCTTGCTTCGTTAATTAATTTAGGCAGCTCTGCTGGATGCGTCGCTAAAAAATTTTTCGTAAAACTTGGCGCACCTTTTTCTGTCCTGTCGTATGGAATCTTTTGACCATCAAAGGCTTTTGCAATCGATGCAGCCGCCCATATTTCTACATCAAAACCTGCAATCTTTTTTATATCTCGTAGCAGTTCGCCCTCTGTCACTGTCAGGTGTGTCTTGAGTGCTGCAGCTTTTGCAACGTCAACTCGCACACCTTTAAACTTCATATCAACCAGGCATGGAAACAGATTCGTTTCTAAATTAAAAACGTCCCACAAATCTTGTTTTGATATTTCATGCTGCAGTGCGTGCCATAACTTCAGTGTAATCTCTGCATCTTTTTCTGCATACTCACCTACAAACGGTGCGGGCAATCTCCACATCTCTGCTTTCGGATTAACACCAAAATCTTTTGCAGCATCTTGTAAAAGTTTTTCATTCTTACGCATACCAATGTAATCTTTTGCGACAGAGTCTAATGTAAAACTGTATCTGTTTTCATCAATCAAACTTGCAGCAATCATTGTATCAACAATACCACCGTTGATGTGAAAACCCATCGACCGTATCCAGGACACATCATACATTGCATTGTGAAATATTTTTGTAGAGGTTGTGTGTAAAACTTCTTCGAACCAATCCAAGACCAATGCGCGGTCCATGTTCCCTCCACCTTCGTGCGCTATTGGAAAGTAGCCGGACCAACCTTCGACCGCAACGGCAATACCGACTACTTCCCCGTCTCTTCTTACCGAACCTGATCCCATTGTCATCAGGTTTGGATCTCGTGTTTCCAAGTCAATTGCTATTTCCAAGTGACCGGATAAATCTGGTAATCTGTGTGGTGGCACCCACTCAGTTTCTGGTGTGAATAGTGGTTGTTGTAACGTTCTCAACTATAGTCCCTTTCGATTATCATATCGATAAAATGTTTTGCTTTCTCGAGGCTCTCTTTGCCTCCCTTATCTTGATGTCTAACTATATATTTTATAGCAGAACCCTCTGCAAATAACAATTTGTTTTTATTGATGAATTCGCTGGGTTGTATTTCGTATTTTTTGTAATGATCGCCGCCTACCTGGTTGTCGTATGGATTAGACATATGTGCATTCTCCCGTTTCTACATCTACATTTAAAATATTTACACCCAGACTTTTCTGTATTGGTGTGAGTGATCTGTTTATTTTATAGCCGTCTCTTTTTCTAACACACACTGATTTAACATCTATCAGTATGACTTCGTGTTCTCGTATTGCAACGAGATCAACAGCTCCTTGCTGTGACATGTTTCTGCAAACAAGATATCCCTGATCCCATAACCACATCGCAGCTATGTATTCTGCTTTGTCACCCTTTATGTGTTCGTGAAATCTCACAACATGTATGCCCTATCGTAGTTTCTTGGTTCTAATATATGCAAAGCTTTCTTTGCACGTGTCACAGCAACATAGAATAGACGGTGTAGTTCGTCTGGATCAATATCGTTATGGTCAGCAGCAGACTTAGTAATATCAGGTAAAAGTAATACATTATCGGCTTCACCTCCTTTGGCTCCATGTATTGTTGATAAAGTTATGCGTGGGTTTTGTTTAAAACTTTCTTTGTTTGCTAACATGTTACGAATATAGTTTTCCGTGTTGGTATCTAATCCTGCAAACGCTTTGTACCAAACATCTTGTGTTTGTAATCCGTGATTCTCGATACACTCTTCAATGTAATATCCATCTTCGTTCTCATCAAACGTGTTACCTTTTTGATAACCCTTGGTAACATTAGCTCCAAGATACGAATAAATATTTTTTATTGATGCGACCGGCAATAATTGTTCACCGTTTCTCCACCTTTCCCAGGTTTTTATTGCAAGAAGCAAATCTAATTTTACAGAATTTTTTGTTTTGTGTGAATAATACCAACCTTGTAACTCACATAAATCTTTTATGTCGTCCAAAAAATAATTTGCTGATGACAACACCAACCATTCTCCTTGTGACATATCTACTTGTGTGACATCAGAATATCTTGTGAGGTCACCCATCTCTTGTCTTGGCATATATTCTTTGTCGTATCTGTTAGAAACATGTCTAATTATATTTTGAGACATTTCATGTATTGGTCCACCAGGTATTCTATAAGATTGATTTAATGTGTCGACGTAATCTACTTCTTCTTTAAGTGCAATAAAAGTATCAACATCAGCACCAGCCCATTACGTTCTAACCATTCTCCATTGTAAGGGTGAAAGATCTTGTGCCTCGTCAATAAATAACACGTCGAAAGACGGCGATATATCTTGTTTAATAAATTGTTCCAGCATGTCATTGTAATCGATTAAACCTTTCTCTTTTTTATATCTGTTAAGTTCTTGATCTAAAAGATATAATAGATCTCGCTCAATGTCCATACTGTGCTCGTTTCTGTCGTATAAATCTAATACAGGCATTTCTAAAACTCGTGCTTTGTTTATTAAACGAAGATACTCGTTGTCAGAATTAAATACGCCGGTGCTGTCTTCGTACCAAGCTGTCTTGATGGGTATGCCGCACTTTAAACCAAAATCTCTGTAATCTGCGTGACCCATAACACTTTCTTTTTTTGCACCCAACATTCTAAAAGCTAGTGAGTGCAATGTTCTAAAGTATGGTATTTCTTTTTGGTCAATCATAAACTTTTCTTCTGCTCTGTGTGTTGCCTCCCATGCAGCTTTCTTTGTAAAAGAAAAGTATCCGATTTTTTTTATGTCTGTGCCTGACCGTAAAAAGTCATCTACTAAATCTAGTAGTGTGGTTGTCTTGCCTGTGCCTGGTGGTCCTAGTATTATTGTTTTCATTAAAACGGTGCCTGCTCGTACTTCTCTTGACTAATTTCTGGTTTTGTTTTTTTCATCGCTTTTATTTTTATGACTCTTGGTGTTTGGTTTTTTAAAGTCATTCTAATCTCGTCTTCAAAAATATCCTTGAGTGTCTTTATTAAATTACCTGTTTTAATTTTATCCATCTCCCAGTTGTTGCGTTTACAAAAAGAGTAAAAGTCATCCATCCTAAAGTATGTGTGGCCGTCGTCAGTCCAAGACATTTTGTTTAACATGTCTTCTTTTGTTCTTGCAGCAGGTCTGTTGACTGTAAAGTCATACAATAAATTAATAATTTGATTTGTTGGATCTAATGATTCTAATGGTTCTATTTCTTGTAAGTTTAACATTAGTGGTTTAACAAAAATCTCCCTCCAATCTTTTGGTTTAGGTATTGGTGATACGACGTTTGCTTGATCTAACACAGCTATTGCAAATAAATTAGGATTATGTAGTTGCTCTGTTTTTAATTCCACTCTCTTTTCATCTACGTTTAAAAACCATTGTGGTGGGTTAGAATTAATTTTAGTTAGTGTTTCTAGTAAAGGCATCTGTTCCTCTTCAAAACCAACACCATATTTTTTAGTTCTACATTTTGCAGCGTTACACACTCCACATATTGGCTGCTCTTTGCATCTGTATTTATCGTAACCACGCTTTCCAATTGAACCCATTAATTGTTTTACCTCTTGAAAACTTAAAGGCGGAGACATGTACTTTTGATTGTCCTCCATAACTTTATCCTCCCAATTGTCTGGGTTGGCTTGCTTGCGATAAATGGCTACATTAAATAAAGCGTTGTTTCTTGAACCCTCACCAAAACCTTCTTTTGCTAATCTGTTTAAACAAGGTGGTCCATGTTCAAACGCTTCATCAACCTTAATTTCTTTTATAACTATGTCTTCAATTTGTTTTTTTGTTTGCACCCACTCGTCGTATATAGAATAGAATGATTCTAAAGTAGCAGCTTCACCACCAGCTTTCATCGCATATCTTAATCCACGCACACCACCATGATACGGTAAATTTAAAAAATTACCCGTGTCACCACGTTCAACTAGTATCTCTGTTTGTTTTGGAAAAATCTCACTACCTGCATAACCTAATGCGTCTGCCATCGCTTTGAGTTTAGACTGCATCAATGATGCAGGAATAAATTCTTTCGCAAATAAAAATAAATGTGCGCCACCAGACTTAGATCTAAATGTGACTAACGGAAAACTAAGTCCTTTTATATTTCTCATCAACACAAGGTGATCGACATTGTATAC